TTGGTAGGCGAGCGAGGTCCAGAATTGTTGCATATGGGTACGTCTGGACGGGTAACGCCTAATCAAAATCTGGCCGCATCTATTGCGGCGCTGTCAGGTTCGGCCGTTGCAGCACGTGCGCTAGGCGGTCAGGTGCGCGGCGGCCAATCCTATTTGGTAGGCGAGCGAGGTCCAGAATTGTTGCATATGGGTACGTCTGGACGGGTAACGCCTAATCAAAATCTGGCCGCATCTATTGCGGCGCTGTCAGGTTCGGCCGTTGCAGCACGTGCGCTAGGCGGTCAGGTGCGCGGCGGCCAATCCTATTTGGTAGGCGAGCGAGGTCCAGAATTGTTGCATATGGGTACGTCTGGACGGGTAACGCCTAATCAAAATCTAGGGTTAGGGTTGAATGCCTCCGCCATGTCAGTTATGGCGGGCTTAAGTGCGTTCGCATCGACTGCGGCTATACCAATCGTTGGCCCGGTAGCGGCGCCCGCAGCAGCCGCAGCAGCAGTTGCTGTAACCGCACCAATGGCCGCATCTATTGCGGCGCTGTCAGGTTCGGCCGTTGCAGCACGTGCGCTAGGCGGTCAGGTGCGCGGCGGCCAATCCTACTTGGTAGGCGAGCGAGGTCCAGAATTGTTGCATATGGGTACGTCTGGACGGGTAACGCCTAATCAAAATCTAGGCGGTGGCGGCTCTGTCTCTATCGTAAATAATATTGACGCGTCGAGCGCGGGACCGGATCTAGAGATAAAAATTCAGCAGGCGATGATTAACACGAGCCGCCAAACGGTCTCTAAAATCCAGGATTTAATGCGCCGAGGTAGGTTGTAATGACGATATTTAGTTTTCCTGATATTCTCCCTAGTCGCTCATCGTTTGAATTGGTTTCAAACACAAAATCGTTCAGATCGCCATTGACTAATTCTGTGCAGACATCAAGCCGCAAAGGTTCACTTTGGAAAGTAACCTTGGCCTTTGATAATTTGTTCAGTGATGAGCGCGCAGTAATGCAGGCATTTTTAGCGAAACTCAATGGGCAGGAACATCGATTCTATCTCCATGATCACGCTTTTGTCAGGCGCGGTGAAGCCGGCGGCGACCTGAGAATCAACGGCGGTGGGCAAGGCGGGTCAACTATTCATTGCGACGGCGCTTCAAGGTCCGTTAGCGATTATTTAATGGCCGGAGACTATATTTCGTTTAACAACGAGTTGCACATGATCACGGACGACGCCGATTCTGACGATTTCGGCGAAGTAACATTGTCTATTGCGCCGCCTATTAGAAAACAGACGATAAACAATTTTAGAGTATATTACGCGCTACCTGTTATGGGAGTATTCATTCTATCGTCAAAGGCGGCATGGGATAATCAACCGGGCTTCAATTCATCGTTCAAGATTGACGCTGTAGAGGATGTTTTAGCATGAGCCGCGCATTTCAGAGCGAAACCGCTGCGGCGTTCGCATCGCCGCACGTCTCAGCCATTACATTTGTATCTATGGCTTTTTCTTCCGGTGTTGTGTACGTGCACAACGGCATAGGAACGTATACCTGGGGTTCTCATGACTGGCTAGGCGTTGGAAACTTTGGCGGCGTGTCTAAGCTAGAGGAAGGTTCTGATGTTTCCCCTTACGGCGTCACTCTGACGCTATCGGCGCTTGATGCGACTATGGCCGGAGTTGCCTTGACCGAAGATTATTATATGCGCGATGTTTTCATTTACATCGGCGCATTGTCGGCAGATGACGAGTTATTAAACGAGCCGCTTCAAATTTGGGCTGGACAGATGGACGTAATGAAAATAACGGTAGGCGCAGAGGGTGGCGATTCGATTATTGTTCAATGCGAATCTGAGCTCGCCGCATTCGACCGTTCAAGCGGCCTAAAATTTAGCAATCAGGCTTTGCAGTCAAATTATGCAGGCGATCTGTTTTTTGAGTTTTTGCCAAAAATTGCCGGCGCGACAATCAGATGGAGATCAAACGATTCTGACTCGATAGCCGGTTCAACTTCAGGCCGTGGCGGTGCTGGCGGTCGTGGCGGCCGAGGTAATGCGTTTTGGCAGCAGGAAAGATGAATCAATCGCTTGTTAGATCGGCATTAAATACATGGAAACGTCGGCCGTTTGATTACGCCGACTGCGATTGCTGTCAGTTTGTCGCTCATATCTTGCTTGAGCTGACCGGGCGCGACTACCGCGCGGGGCTTGAGTACAATGGCAAGGATGAGGCGGAAATGCTGATTGCAAAACACGGTGGTCTAGCCGGGCTAATGTGCAACGCCTTTGGCGTTCAACCATCGACAGACTATTGCGACGGCGACCCTGTAATGGTTACACTGCCGATTGCTGGTGACGCCATGGGCATAAAGCTCGGCGCGTCAGTTGTATGTTTAACAAAGAAAGGGTTTGCAACGGTGCCGAATAAATTTGCTGTAAAGGGCTGGTCGATATGCCGCCAGTAGTTACCTTTGTTGCCGCCATCGGCGCCGCGGCTGCAGCTTCGGTCGGAGTGGCCGTAGCTGCCGGTGGCATCTCTGCGTTTGCAATAGGCGCTGCTGTCGTTGTCGGCGGTTCAGTGATCGCCTCTAGACTGATGGCGCTTGATTTGACCGAAGGTATGACTGACAACGATCAGTCTCGCCAGGTGACGACGCGCTCCACAATTGAGCCGCAAAAAATCATATATGGTCAGGCGTTAGTGTCCGGGCCATTGGCGTTCGTTGGCGTGTCAGGCGCAGGCAACAAAGACCTTCATCATGTCGTCGCGTTGGCCGGGCATCAGGTCGAATCAATTATCGATGTATGGCTAGACGACCAGATTATCTCGAACCCTAGCGGTAACGTCACCTCCGGCAAATTCGCGCCATTAGGTGGCGACACGATAGTAAACGTTGCTAAATACCTCGGCACGTCTGCGCAGAATGCGGACGCAACGCTAGTCGCGGCCTTTACGGGCTATACTAGCGCGCATCGCGGGCGTGGAATTGCTTACATCAGAACTACCTTTACCCTAACTGATGCTAGTCAAGAACTTTGGGACAAATACGCGCCAGCCAACATCATGGCGCGAGTAAAAGGTAACCCGAATATCTACGACCCGCGATTAGATTCAACGGCGGGCGACGATCCCACTAACGCGTCATTTATAGCGTGGACTGATAACCCTGCGTTATGCCTTGCTAACTACCTGACCGATAGCGTATTTGGAATGAAAATTTCAGCGTCAAAAATTGATTGGGCAGCTGTAGTTGTTGCCGCCGACGCCTGCGACTCACTTGTCGACATTCCTGGCGGGGCGACTGAAAAGCGGTTTACTTCAAACGGCGTATTATTTGCCAGTGACACGCATCGAACCAACGTCGACAAAATAAAATCGGCAATGAATGGTACTTTAGTTTATACGAGCGGTGTATATGTTATTCGTGCCGGGATCTACGAAGCGCCGACAGAATCATTAACTGAGGATGATCTAGCGGGCCAGATAGATATAGTAACCAGCGTGCAGCGTTCGGATCGATACAACACTGTAGGCGGCGTTTTCATAGATCCTGAGCAAAATAATAAATCAGTAGAATTTCCAAAAATGGTTTTGACAGCAGCACTAGAGCGAGACAATAACGAGGTACTAGAGCGGGAAATTGATTTACCCTTTACAAATTCAACGTACATGGCTCAAAGAATTGCCCACAAATTGATTCAGATATCTGATCAGCAAAAAATAGTTACTTTTCCATGCAATTTGTCAGGCGTGCGCGTTGCGGTTGGCGATAGGGTGAACGTTAGCATTTCCGAGCTAAATTGGACTAATAAAGTGTTTCGTTGCATGGAGTGGAATTTTACCGACGAAGGGGGCGTCGACCTGACTCTAGCCGAGGACGATTCTGGAAGTTACGCGGACCCTGCCGTAAATGAGTATTCTACAACATCGTCATCAGGCGCAATAACCGAGGGATTTCCAGGCGTGCCAGGACCGCAGCTTTTGACGGCGGTGGCGGGCATAAAATCAATAGATCTTAATTGGACAAACCCTGCAAATGTATCGAAATTTGCGGGCATAATAATATATGCCTCGCCAAATTCTGATTGGGGCAACGCGGTTGAAATTGGCCGCGGTCTAGCGACATCGTTTAAGCATGATTCAAGCACTGCTGCGGACCCAATAACCGCTGGCGCGACTCGGTTTTATTGGGTGCGCGCAATCGGTACTGGAGTCAGCGGGTCGGTTTTTTCAGATAGAAATCCTGATAACGACACGAGCACAATAACCGCTACGTCAGAGCAATCAACTGCATCGCTCGGAGTTAGTCTCTTTAATTCTGCGGGCGATCTTGTTGATGACGTCGATGTCTTAAATCTTGATTTGATAGATCTGCAGGACGTCGATGGCAGCCCTTTGTTGCTTGAAGACGGCGCGACAATTCAGGATCAGCGGTCGTCTGATGTCGCTGCTGCCGGCGCTGCAGCCAATGCCGAGACAATCAATCGAGTTCGTGTGACGGAAGACGGCTTGACGGGTGTTGCCACCAGGCTTACCGAGGTATCCACCACCGTTGGTGAGCAAAACACCAGCCTTACTGAAACGATTGAGTCAGTCGCTGCTGCCGGCGCTGCAGCCAATGCCGAGACAATCAATCGAGTTCGTGTGACGGAAGACGGCTTGACGGGTCTCGCCACCAGGCTTACCGAGGTATCCACCACCGTTGGTGAGCAAAACACCAGCATTACTGAAACGATTGAGTCAATAAACGACGGCTTGACGGGTGTTGCCACCAGGCTTACCGAGGTATCCACCACCGTTGATGAGCAAAACACCAGCATTACTGAAACGATTGAGTCAATAAACGACGGCTTGACGGGTGTTGCCACCAGGCTTACCGAGGTATCCACCACCGTTGATGAGCAAAACACCAGCATTACTGAAACGATTGAGTCAATAAACGGCATTGGCGCGAAATTTGGCGTAGAAATTGACGCGAACGGAAACCTAACAGGATTTGAGTTGCTGGGCGATGGCACGCGCAGCGCCTTTAGAATAAAAGCCGACGACTTTTTGATTGTCGATCCTGACAACCCGGATGGCGATGCACAGGCGGCCTGGTTATCAGTGGTTGCAGGTGTAACGACGCTGCAAAATCTTGTTGTAAATGGCTCGCTAATCGTTAACGGGACGGTAGATACAGCGGAGTTGTCCGACAATGCAGCAACGAAAGCGTCGTCTGTCAGCCTAGCGTCAAGCGAAACGTGGGGCGATGGCACAGCCAGAGATATACTCACGCTAACATTTACGGGTGAGGGCTTCGGCGCTGAGATCTTTGCTGACTTTACGGCAGGCGCACCAGGTTCCTACAACATGACGGTTTCATTGGTCGTCAACGGCACGACTATTCGATCATTTCAGTCAGGCAGCGGGCCAATTTCAATAACCGGCGCTATCACCTCGGTGGACGGTTCAAACACTGCTATACTTCGAGTAGATCCATCTAGCGCCAGGACTGTGACGATACCTACGGCATACCTCAGAGCGTTGGAAACCAAGCGATGATTTCATATTTTATTGTAAACTTTAAGGGGCGTCCAATCGTCGCCGGTCAGTGTGCAGAATCCGATTTAAATTTACAGTCCATTGCTGAAGGCTGTCACATTCACATCGGAGTTCCGAAAATAGGCTGCTTATTAATTGATCGTGAATGGGTCGAGATAGCACGCGATGATGAACACCTGATTGCAGATCTTGTTTTAGCCATGAAAGATCAGCGCGACAGATTTCTATCCGCTTGCGACTGGACACAGCTTGCAGATTCCCCATTGTCCAGCACGCAGCAATCAGCCTGGCGAAAGTACCGGCAGACGTTGCGGGATCTTCCAGCACAGACAACAGATATCAATAATATTAAATGGCCCTCAGCTCCAGGGGCGACACTACCTACAACCTAACCGCAATCAATGCGGTGTTTGTTGAGACATTCCAGCTCATTGTTCGATCAACACAGGCTTAAACTATGCCCAGGCTAGACCAAAAAACGCAGGTAGGAGTCATTGCAACGACCGATCTTATTGTCTGTCTTCGCGGTGGCGCATTCGTGCTTGGTGGTGTTGGCAGTATGGCGCTGCAAAACGCGGGTGCGGTAAACATCGACGGCGGCGCGATTGACGGTACTCCGATTGGCGCAAACACTCCATCGACGATCTCAGCTACTGCAGCAACTTTCAGTGGTACGGTGCTAGTCGGTAGAGAATCTGTGGGCACTATGTCGGGGGATGGCGTTATAGGTCTAGGAGCACAAAGTGGCTTTATCTCAAACAAGGCAACGTTGGCTAATAACGCGACGGTTGACATAGGAACAGCGGTAGGCGGTGGCGGCTATCAAGGTATTCTTTCGGTATCTAATGTCCGGTCTTCTAATGCTAATTTAAGCACTAAGGCCACCTTTTCAGTATTCGGTCGTGATGTTAACGGGTCTGTTCAGCAGATACACACGTTTAACGGCGTTGATGGCGCGGCATCTTTCACAGTGACGATAGCGACGGGCGGCTTGCTTAGGGTGACAAACACAGCGGGTGCCGAAACGGTGGTAGTCATGACCTTTATCGGCGGTACATCGGCATAAGCGTCAAAACAAACACGTAAATCATAAACCCACCAAATTACAGGCGGAATAGAATCATGGATTGGATCACTGATAATTGGTACGTTTTGCTGCCCTTTGCCCTAGCCTTACTAGGCGCTATTGCGCTTAATACCAGAGGCACAAAAACTGATGATAAAATATACTATCGGCTAGTCGAGATTGTTGAATCAATGGGGATAACTTTGCCCCCGTTCGTGCCTCGAAGACCTGATAACGGGTCAAAGAAGGCTGAGAAAAATGATTAATGTAAACGGCACAGACTATGACGCGGAAACATTTACGCCGGCCATAAAAGCGGCGATAGTCCAGCTAAATTCTTGCAGGGAAGACAGGAAGGTTCTTGCAATTAAGCTTGGCGTTATGGCCGCAGCGGAGCGATGCTTGATAGCCGAAATTTCGGCCGCAGTTGCAGACCTCCCGATTTTGCCTAGTGTCCATCAAGTACCAGATATCGGTGAGGGATCTTCATGAGCATAGTCAGGACAATCAAAAGGCCCGTTATATCGCCGTACAAAGGTGCCATGCGTTCGTTAGTCAGTAGCGCGCTAGTGTACTCGGATCACACAAGCCTAGAGAGTGCTGCGGGCCTGATAACCGCGACACGTAATCAAGGCGCAGGTGGTTCGGCATTCGATAAGACGACAGTGTTAGGCACTGCTGCTCATCTACGACTAAGCTCGGCAAACTCGGCGGTTTTTTACGGTGACGCAGGAGATTCTATTTCAACTCCCGACAGCGTGGCATCAGGGGTTTCAGGGTCGTTTATCCTTGGCGCTTACGTCAGACCAGACGATAATTCGGTCGGACAGCTGATCTCGATATGCGGGAAGTACACCACGACCGGCAACAAAAGAAGCTACATGTTAGTGCAGGATAACTCGCCACAGGGCGGGCTGGCTCTCTATCTGTCTGCCGATGGTACAAATTTTGAACAACTCGAATCGTCCGAGGTGTTGCCTTATGCAGACGGTGTTCGGTTTTGGATATTTACTTTTTATGATGCTGTTGCGCGAACCGTGCGTTTCTACACGAGTACAGCATCACCCCAGCTTAGTTATGAGGCTGCTTTTGCGACAGCGACGGAGCTAGGAGAAGCGCAATCAACATCAATTTCCTCAATTTTCCAAGATTCTGGTACAAAATTTGAGATTGGTTCTTTTGACGGCGGTCAACTTGGTAATTTTTCTGGCTCTATCTACAAGGCAACCGTAATAAACGGCACTGACATTACTGTAACAGGCGTAGATTTTAACGCAAACGAATACGTAAACGGACGAGAGTTTAGATCTTTATCAGGTACGGAACTTGTCGTAAATGGGACTTTTACCTCTGGGATAGGTTCTTGGCTTGGCAGTGACGCTACTCTTTCGTATACAGGAGACGCACTACGAGTAACGACGCCTTTAGCTGCGCGGGGAGCATATCAATCCTTTACAACTATCGTTGGCTACAGATACAAAGCGACAGCACAAATCCTTGAAACATCTGCGGAAAGCATGTTGCGAGTTGGTAACGGGGCGACGCCTGACGCGGGCATAGCTACCACAACAGCCACCTCAGTTCCTACTATTCACACAATATCATTTACAGCTACCGGCACAACGTCGTACATCTATCTCAGAAACCCCGATCCCGGAGTAACTGTGTGGGACAATGTAGGCGTGGAAGAATTATCGTTGTTTACTCTTGCTGCGAACACTTTTATCAACCCTACAGCATACGACAGAGCAAAATCCATCGGCTCTGCAGGGCTTGAGACATCATCAGGGGTCGCCATCACCAGCGCAACGACTGAAGCGATTGTCGTTCAGATCGACGCTTTAACCGGATCACGCCAAGTGATTAGCGGATCACGCGCGGCGGCAGGTCACACGCTCGGGATCAACGCGGCAGGAAACTTCTATTACGACAACGGGACCGAAGTTTCTTTAGGTTCAGCATCTACCGGCCTGAAACTTATTGTCATCAATAACAATTTAGACGGGACGAGCACTGGCGAAGTCGAAGGCTTGGCAAAGGTAACGGCTGATTTCGGTGATAATGACTATGACTACGGGACAGACTTTGCAGACGATGGCGGCAACAATACAGCGGCTATCGCTATCTCTACCAAACAGGTATGGGATAGGCCGCCAAGCGGCTATCAGTTAGCACTATTTAAACAACAAGTGAAAAGGATTTATGGGCTATGAGAACTTTAATTACTGCAGATGGCACGGGCAAATTGCTGGTCACCAACTCCGGCGCCAATAACGCTTATGTTTTCGTTGCGAAAGCAAGCGATGGCGGCGATTTAGGCGGCGGAACGTTGACGCTTGGTATCAAGGATAAAGGCGAAAATAACAAGCCGCTCATGACGCTAAACACAATTATAGGCGGTTCGCAACATCAATATCCAATCGGTGGCGATGTCGAGTTACATTACACGCTAACAGGCGCCACAAACCCTAGCATTGATATCATGGTGACGCAGGGTAACTAATATCGGCATCAGGCATTTGCGCGGCACTGCAACTGCATCGCGGGTTATTGTAAATGATCCAGCAGTCGCCGCAAAGAATGTCTGATTCGATCTTTTCGTTTTCCTGCGCTGATTTTTCGATCATCGTCTGCATCTAATTAAAATTTTGATCGCGTCTTTATGCGCATCGATGATTTGGGATTGCTCGACTAAGGGCAAGTCGCTCCGCTTTTTTAGCATGCCTTCAAGACAAAGGTGTATTTTGTAATATTCACCTGATGCGGCAATGCCTGCGATATTGCAACCATCGGGCGTCTGAGATATTTTTGTGCGTGCCTTCATCTATTCAGCATCCCTACTTGATTGTATTGACTTCTGCCAGTATTTTTTAGCGCCAGCGAAAGTCTCTCTATTTCTTTTTTCTGTTCTGATTCGATGCTCACTAATCATCCCCTTCGTTATTAATAATTTTAGATTTAACAATATCAAGCACGCCAAGAGCCTCACATAGCGACATATTTGCAGCTTCATCGTAGATCATTTGTTCGATACGCAGCGCTAGATTGCCAAGACGGTGACGCTTAAAAGGTGCATAGACAACGTTATCAGGCATTGCAAAAAGTCCTTAATCAGTTGATGGAACCGGAAACCATTGCACGGTCTTGGGTGAATATCCGGCGCTTTCAAATCCGGCGTCAACATCTAGCGGCACAGCAGTTACTATACATGATTGCACTCCAGCGGGAATGTATATGGTCTACGCGTTTATTAATGCATATGCTGGGCCTAATGACTTTAACGCCCATGCAGTGGTAACTTCTGCTGGGGTTGCAAGTAGCGCCAGATTAACAGCGGTTAATGCGAGCCTTATGACTATTACGCTGTCTGGAATGAATATTCAAGTTACTCAAAGCTCTGGAGTAGCGCAATTTATCGCGTACAGAATCTTCAGAATTGCTTAATAGATGCAGTCTTTCCTGCTGTCAGTCGCTCACCAGAGATGGTGCTCAGTGCTTTAGGCGGGATTACCCGTGGCACCTTACACCAAACGTCTTGAAGCCTGCTATGCAGGAGGAGGAGACGCTGGCACGATTGCGGAAGTTATTGGCCCCACGGTCCGCGAGGGTTGATCGTTTAATCTATTTGATGCCACTTTCCGTTCTGATGCATCTGCGTTATTTCTTCACTTGCATCTACCTTACCTGCATCCGGTGACTTTATAAACTCTCGCAGCGTTTTGATTGTGTCGCGGAGTTCTTGGTTTGCTGCCTCAAGCTCCATTATCCGGTGGACGTAACCAATACGCTCATGCTGAAGTACCATGTGAATGGCCTCCCATTCTGCTTCAATCTCTAAAAGTTTTTGCTCGGCAATATACGCATCACGTAAACTTGATGCCCACTGGCGTCTAATATTTCCCACTCAATACGGTACTTTTGTCTCATTATTTACCCTCCATAGGTGATGGTGCGTCTTTAGTCTCCGCAAAAGCAAGTACTATAAGTCCTTTGAAATATTCGCCGTATTTATTGTTCTTACTAAGCCCGCAGTACTCAGCAGCAATGTTAGAGAGTAGGCCGGACATGCGATCGTTCTCTGCCTTAAGCTCTGCAATCTCAGCCAGCGCCTCTATCAGGTTACTATTAGCAGGCGCGTAGCAGACCCATACACCACCCCATCGCGGAGGCTTAACCGGGTGGCTAGTTGATGACTCAATGACTTTGCCTGTCTTGCTAAGATTGACCCATAGCTCTTTTATGTTCATATCTAACCCCTAATTTGGCACTGGAAACCATTTCACAGTGCGCTTGTAAATACCTGCTAACTCATACGCAGGGTGGCAGTAAGTCAAGCCTGGCTCGCTCAGTGTGCCGTCCGCAAGCTCGAATTTTCGTAGCACATGCTGGCCGTTTGCTGGCGGTGTGCGGATGTCTATCCAAGTCATGCCGAACAAATCAACCGGTTCAGGCTTCATGAGTGCCCCCGCCATTCGATCTTATGCGTGTGCAGTAGGTCGTGCTCGCCGTCTAGCTGGCGCTGCTCAAACTCTTCGTGCGTTCCGTCTCCTTGATGAAACCCGCGATAATCTTGAACGACGATCTCAGATAGCATACGCTCAACGCTCTGCTGCTCAGTCTCTTCAAGGTCTTTGCTTTCTGCGACAATCTCGGCTATGTCGTCCATAGCTTCCCAGTAGTTCATAAATCCTCCTAAAAGTTTTTGGCATGGCCGTTTAATTTAGTCAAGAAAGGGAATCAGAACGGAATATCATCTGAAAAATCATCTTTCGGCGGGTTACTCTGCTCACTCTCAGGCGCTCCGTTATCCTGCTGCTGGTTATTTCGCTCTCCCTGCGGCTTAGGCTGAAAGGTGTTTACTTGCGCGTATAATTTGCCCTGCTGGTTTTCTTTCACGTCCAGGTTGACCCACTCTCGCTGCTGCTCGTTCAGCCATGTCAGCAGTTCAGGTACTTTCATAGATATTGCAAACTTCACAAAATCCGGTGCATTCTGATGGGGTGGCTTGATAAATAGCCCGTCTACAAATTTCATGTCTGCCATTGTTCTATACCTCGTTAACTTCGTTGATTAAATCCATCTGCAAGTCTTTTTGCATTCGCAATGGTATTGGTTGTCGATAGCTGCCGCATGGAACCGTGCTCGACTTCATTCGCCAAACGTCTTTAAACGTCTGTGACCGCTCATTCCGGTTGTGGCATGTATGTGTCATGCGCTTTGTTCGATTGCCCTTGGTGCGGTTTATTCTGCCTCTCATTCTTCACCCCCTGTTATAGCGTACATTGGAACGTACTCGCCCGGATACGATTCAATCAAAAAACTGCCAATCCTGACGCTTTTACCATGCCATGCGGCAATGCTTTTTAAGTCCGTCTTCAAGTCAGCCTCAAACTGCTGCATTTCTCTGATAGCAATCTGCATAGCCTCAAGTCGTCGAGCAGTCGCCAATGCTCCAGGTTCTTTAATGATTAATGGATTAGTCATAGCTACACCTTCTCAACCGTGAAATCATCGCCTGTCGTGGTGATTTTGATTATGCCAGTTGTAAGTTTACTGCCAATTTTGAGTGCACTTAATTCAGATTCATGATGGCCGCCAACACCTCCATTCCTGTAGACATTGTAGTAGCTCACCTTTGTCTCTAACAGGGTGGTGAGTGGTAAACTGCCAACTTCTGTACCGTCAATGGTTCGAGCAATCATCATCTCATAGCCGCCTCGCATAACCATTGCCACTATCTAATGGTTAAACCGCGAGAAGCATCAATCAGTTCAATGCCTTCGATCGGATGCTCTTTCACTGATTTCAGCAGCGAAGCCCGATCATACTTGCGTGATGCCGGTATCTCAGTCCAGAAATACTCAGGAATTTTGGTCTCATCAATAGTGCCGAGCATTGTCCCTGCTTTGCGTAGCGTTACCTTGAAGATGCCGAGTGACAGGCTATCTTTGCCCAGCGCAATCATGTTCTGCTTGAGATACGATGTAAGCTGGTCAACGCTGTTAGTTTGCGATTTCTTCAGCTTGGTCAGGCGTTCAATCTCAAGGTCTAACCCTGCGACATTAGCTACCATTTGTGCACGAACTTTCAACACATTGCGTGCCTTATCCTCAAACTGAAGGTTAAGACCTTCCATCGTATCGGCGATGTCGTCGTGCGTTAGCTCTCCTGATTCAGCCAGGTTGCTAAGTTCGCGCATATCATTGGTGATTTCGTATAATTTCATGATTTAGCCTCAAATGAGGCGATAGCCTCGGTAACGGTTTTACTGTTTAGCGACATCCAAGATAATGCGCTGGCGTAGTCTCTGCCTCGCTGCTTGCAAAGGCGTTGAAGCTCTTTTAATTCTGCGCTGTCATCACTACTACCATCAGTGGGAATATCTTCACCAGCGTAGATGTAAAGCCCTAAGCCGTGATATGCGATAGCCTTGACCAAGCAGCGCTGCAGTGCGGTGTTAACGTCAAAAGAACTGGGGTTTTGGATTGGCTTATTTTTATTGTTAAGCACTGGGAATGTTTCAGATAATGTCATGCCTTCAACTGTGACAGATGCCTGCACATAGGCATAACCCGACTCATCAAGCATGTAAGGTGAAATACCCATGCCCTGTTGATGACTTCTTTGGAACTGGTGCTTCTCAAATGTTGAGGCAGGATAGTGCTTTTTCAGCGTAGCCCATGCCCATGCCCATGACAGGTAAGTAAACTTGCCTTTCTTCTCGGTGTGCTCATTAACATTGATTTGCGATAGTGTTTCAAAAACGTTTTTGGTGTCTGTCATTACTTACTCCTTAGTGATAGTTCTGTTAATACCTGCTCAATTTCATACTGACAAGCATAGCCACGGTCATACGCGTCATTCTTGGATACGTGAACCATGCCGTCAATGCAGTCCTGCTGGCCTTGTAGAAATTCTGTGCTGAAGTCCATTATTTGCTCCCCTCTCCAACGACTACCCATCCGTAGCCGGTCAATAGCTCAACCTCAGTGTTAAATGGAACTAACTTGGTTTCCATGTTTTGACCTAGCAACCTGCAAACGGCCTCGCCATAATTAAACTCACCGCCAATGAACATGTAAGGCTGGCTTTCAAGTTCAACAAGACTACCAGGCGTTACGTTCTCATTTTGAAATGTCGTTTTCATTTGAAATCCTCCAGTTTTTGAAGCGCTGCATCGGCATAAGCCATGGCATTCATGGCTAAAGCGTTACGGCCAGCATTTGATTCAAAGTTTGATAAGTTGGTCAGTTCGGGGTTCGCCAGTATTGCCGCCATGGCGGCCATGGTGAACTTATCTCGCGCACTCATATCGGAAGCGGGGAAGTCTTGGTAATCGCTCATGACTTTGCCTCCTGACTAACTTCGGACGTTAATCCGAGATTATTAAGGTGCTGCAATAGCGCCTTGTGCCGCGTTACTACCAGTGTATTTTTCATCTCGTGGCCATTTAGGTCTACGTATATGTAAAAACTGCCTGGGCGTGAAAAAGTAACCTCGCCGTGTTTCTTGCTATTGATTATTAATTTCATATCGCTTCTCGTTGTTGGTTGATGATTGCTTATCCTTGTACTAACAATAATACCTATTGTAATAGATAGCAACAGCATTGTGATCCTTTAAACCTTGATAGCCTCTAGTTTACTGATCATCAGTCATCTGTATTGACGATAATCAAAAAAACGTTTACATTACGTTGAAACTATCAACGGGCTATAAAATGGACTATTTAGAAAAAACTCAGGACATGCTTAAAACAACCGAGCAACCGAAGGAGCGAATAGCGGTTGAATGCAACATATCTTTAGGGTCTGTCTATACGATCATGCGGCCGGGCAGTAACCCTGGTTATAGAAACTTGAAAGCCGTGTATGAGTATTTGAGCGGTCGGAAAATGGAAGTCTGATGGCAGGTTTGCCATGGTTTCGCCAATATCATGACTTTTTGACAGATCCGAAAATGCTAGGGCTATCTTTCGAAGATCAGCGACATTTTATTGCAGTTTGCGCTCTGAAAGCGCGAGGCGATCTTGATCAGGCGTGTGATTCTAAAATTTTAGATCGAATGGTGGCGCAATCTTTGTGGATTGACCATGCGATGATCAGTGACGTTAAAACTCGGCTTATCGATGCGGGGCTGATCAATGATGAATGGCAACCACTAGCCTGGGAAAAGCGCCAGCAATCATCAGACTCAAGCGCCAGCAGAACCGCAAAATGGCGCGAGAAGAAAAAAGCTTTAATTCAATCGTCACACGAAACGTCACACGAAACGTCACACGAAACGTCACACGTTACAAAAGGTGACGGTCTAGAAGTAGAAGTAGAAGTAGAAGTAGAAGTAGAAGTAGAATTAGAGGTAGACAAGATAGAGGCAACCCGCGAATACCAATTCGCTATAAAAATATTTGATACGATCAAGGCCAAATACACTCACACCAAGACGCCAAATTTTAAAGAATGGGCAAAAGAGCTTGATCGAGCAGTCAGGCTAGATGGCCGGACGCTAGAGGATTTGTGGAAGGTTTTTAGATGGGCGCATCGATCGGATTTTTGGTGCTCGAATATTTTATCAGCTAAAACGCTTCGCAATTCTTATGATCGAATTGCAAGTCAGATGCAGGATGATCAGGAGCCGAGCAAAAAGAACTTGAATGGAAAAACCAATAACGAGATTTTAAAATTGTGCAAAGATTCAGGAATTCAGACGGTAGGCAAGACGCGTCATGAATTGATCAAAAAACTAGAAACAGCGAGGTAATCAAGATCAAAAAGCAATTTACGCTAACTCCAGATCATAATTGGCCTGCCGTGTTCAAAGACATTATAAACTTATTGCGGGAATTGCCGAAAAATAAAGATTGGGTTATTACGGTCGAGCGCATAAAGCGTCAGCGCAGCAATTTGCAAAATTCCGCACTTTGGGGCTGCGCATACGCGGTAATTACTGCCGAGACTGGCAATGAACCGGACGACTTGCACACCATGTTTTGTGGCGAATATTTCGGATGGGTAGATTATAAGGTTTTGGGCAAGCTCAAACGAAAGCCCAGGCGAACTACTACGAAAAATCATAGCGGCGAGGCTGATGTAATAACTACCGTTGATCTCGCCAATTTCTATTTATTTATTCAGGCGAGGTCATCGGAGTACGGGGTGATTGTTCCTGATCCTGATCCAGACTGGTTTAAAAAATGAGTAAATTAACATTTTCGATCGCAACTGAAATCCGCGAGGTATATCGGCGTAAAGACATGACGCAGGTTCAGTTAGCCGCGCACTTTAAAACCGATCAATCGACGATAAGCAAAATTTTGCGCGGGATTATTTGGAATGGAAAAAAGCGGGCAGCACCACGCATGCCGGATGGCCGACACGCTGCCCGCAAATTGACTGATGTCCAGGAAAAAATTGTATGCACGGTGATGCGGGTCAATATTCGATTGCGCGGTGAGCTGGCGCAGGCATTCAGCGTTGACCCAAAAACGATCAGCAGGATCTATGAAAGGCGGGCTAAATCGTGAAAAAATGCAACGTGTGCCTCGTTGAATTCGCGCCCAAATTTAACACTGTGCAAGTTTGCTGTTCTATTCGCTGTTCAATTATTTTTGCGACCAGTGACAAAGGCAAATCTCATGCGCAAAAAGCAAGAAAATCAGAGTCACGAGCAGCTGCTAAAAGCAAAAAAGCCAAGAAAGCGATAAACAAAAAATTCGATGCAAATGCTAGGCTCCATGACACCTCATATCAGCATAAATTGACGCAAGCCGCTTACAATCACATGCGAGTGAGAGAAGAATTGCTATGGTTTCAAGATCGAGGAATCGAGCCGTATTGCATTTCATGCTTAAAACAAAACATGGATTGGTGTTGCGGGCATTTTAAAACCGTTGGGCATCAGGCTAATTTAAGGTATTACCGACGAAATAATTTTTTACAGTGCAACATGCGTTGCAATAAAAGCCTGTCAGGAAATATTGAGGGGACCAAGCAAAGCGTTGGATACAAAGCCGGGTTACATCAGCGATTTGGCGTTGATGGTGCGCGGATGATTATTGATTACTGCGAGATAAATACAGAATTAATAACCTGGTACGGTCCTGATTTAAAGGCAATGCGCGCTGACTGCGCGCGCGAGAGCCGAAGGCTAGATAATTTATTAAATGGAGAGTTTTATGTTCAACAGAATACGTAAAATGCAACGCTATGAAATTGTCGAGGCATTCGCACAATTTTTTGTCGCATTGATTACCGTTATTGTGGTTGCCGGATTAGTCGCAATCTGGATGGCAAAATGAAAATTTGCTTAGTCTGTGAAAAGGATCTAGTAAAAAAAATCAATAAGTCTTGTCGACTCGAGAGTGACAAGTTTTTTGAGGCTCGGATATTTTGCAATAAATCGTGCGCTGTCAGGTACAGCAACGCGGCTAGACAGGGCAAAGTTCCGAGATTGCCAAAGGTGATGAAAATCGCGCCTATGGATGTCGTACCGGGCACCTGCGACAGTTATGGCGCTAGAGTACAAAACCAAGAGGATCGCATGATTAGACTAGAAATATGTCGAGGATGTTTTTCAACCGTGATAAGTGAGCAGCACCGGCAAGTCTGCATCTTGCGAACGCGAGGCGCTGATGTAGGTGAGGATCACAACATCTGTATTCATTGCAACTATGCGATGAATACCGCCAAACACGCAGAGTGTGTGGCTAAACACGAGAAGGGAGATTAATGATGAGCAGGCCAACGACACGAAAACACACAATATTGGGAATTGAGAAGGAGATCCGCGAAATGTCAGAGCAAGCGCCAATGATTCGGCGCGTTAAGGACATCCAGCGGGAGGCGATTGATAGCAAGGTCGAGGCGTTTTTAGCCCAGGGTGGCCAGGTATCAAAGATTGAGATGGGCGTTTCCGGTGATCAGGACTATCTAGCCAGGGGAAGTATAACCGGCGCATTTAGAAAGAAAGGCCATGAAATGTCTAGGGCAGCCAAAGCAAGAAAGGAGAGTGAGAAATGAAAACACAAGAAGAGCGAGATGATGACCGATACGAGGCCGAGAGAGACGATGCTTATGAAGCAGAAGATAAAAACGCTATACTAATAGCGTTATTAAAAAGAGCATACGAAAGGCTTCATTTTTTAGAAGAAGAAAACACGGCTCTTGAAGATGAAATCTGCAATGCGATTGAGTCAAAATAATAATTATACGACATGGAGAGAAGTAATTGCAAAATATCAGGGGCTATTATGGTCTGCAACTAATGAGGTTAAGTAATGAGAAAATGGGCAGGTATTAAGAAGAGAATAGAGAAAAACTCACGCGTTAAGCAACTAACAATAACTGATCAAAGTCATGCGGAATGGCTTTACGGGTGGACTCCAAATAGGCATCAAATTGAGATAATGAAAAGTGAACTCAATATAAGAAAATCGCTTTTTGATTCCGATAAATTCGTAGGCTCAAAGCGAGAAATTAATTACTGGGAGTCAGCATTTAACAACGGCAGTGTGAGTTAGGGATAAAACTAATGGCAAAAAGCAATCAATGGAGAAGTAAGTGAAAATTAAATATTTAATACAAGAAATAGTAAAAGATGAGTTAGAAGAAAGAAAATGGAGCGCTTCGTACTTTTCGGAAAAAAGTGGTGCGTCGATTGAGGAAGTGCAAAGAATATTAGATGGAAGCATTCATATAACGCCAGAGTTAGCTGAAGCTTTTGGTCGTGCATTTGGCACCAGCACTGATTTATGGTTAAACCTTGGCGATTTAGAGTTGGAAGGCACTCTCATTAACCAATCTCGCAAATCTACATGAAAAAATGCAAAGTATGCACGGTCAAGTTCGAGCCTCGAAATTCCAAGCAGATGGTATGCAGCCCGCAATGTGCGATTGCTTTTGCCAAGTCTGATAGAGGCAAGGCGCACGCTGTCAGCGCCAAGAAACAGGTAACTAGCACGCAGAAGAAAGCATTCAGGGCGAATGACAAGAGCTGGCACACTAAGCAGGCTCAGATATCGGTTAACAAGAGAGTCAGGGAGCGTGATGCCGGTCAACCTTGCATATCATGCCAGAAACCACCGAAAGCCGTGTATGCAGGCCACTACAAGAGTGTAGGGGCGCATCCTGAATTACGATTCAATGCTGATAACATTCACGCGCAGTGTTACAAGTGCAATAACATGCTATCGGGCAATCCTGCGGAATACAATAACGCCTTCAATGCTCTCAAGCGCTTCGTGAATGACAGAAAGGCTATTTAACGCATCAACGGCAAGGTGGTCTGGTAGTTCTGCCATCGCTTTTCGCGGTCATGCTGCAAGCAGAAGAAAACCCTTTCATCTGGAAGTATGCCCGAAGACATTATCATCAATGTTGCACTAGGTATGCAGAATTTTCCGCATTCATAGCACCTAACGCTGTACCTGTGGAGTTCCTCTATAAACTTGCCTGTAGTGTCTCTTTCGGTAGTCTTAGTACCTTTTAATTATTTTGTGACCGTTACGAGCATCACGGGCTATCTCTATGATCATTTCACGCGCACTAGCAGGCAGTAATACCCAGCGATCTACATTCTTGCGCGATATGATTTCTGGCGTTGGGCGATTGTTCTATCCGGCTTGCGCTTACTCATGATTTTATTTAACTCTTTTAGCGTTGCTTTGACAAGCAATCTGCTTTTCCTGCATCGTAAGCAAGTCGTTTCTGCGATGTCGTCGCTTGCCAGTATTCCAAGTGGAGTAGATTTGACCTCCCAAGCTGCTACGCTTCCGGCATAAAGACCGCAAGCGCTAGCATAAATGCTTCTAAGTGCCCTAGATAAAAACAGTGAATAACTGTATATATTTACAGTATTATCAATTTGCTCGATGATCTAAAATAACTCATCGATTAATTAAGTTATCTGGAAAAACGCATGGCTGATAGCCAAAGCATTAGTAAAACCGCAGAATCAATGCAGCTAAAAGCTATTTTTAAAGAGATTGAAAGGCAGGGCGTAATTTCAATCGCAAAATCGGAAGAATGCCAGGCAGAATATAAACTAATATCGGTCAACATCAGCAAAATGGAAACAGCACTAGCGGTTTCTATAGTGTCAACTGATCAGCTTAAAGATGAATTGACCAAATTAACAAAAACAGTTGCTCCTATGATCGGCTCAAATGCGGTATTTGGGGAAAAAATCAGCCAGATAGAAGACGATCTAAAGCATTTGGAGCTAAGATCAGCAACGCCAGTCATAAACCCTTTGCCAGCGCCAGAAACCGCAAAATGGATGGCCGTCAGCATTTGCGCAGTGCTGCTCACGTTGCTAATAATATACGGTCTACTGACACCCGCGCAAGTACGCGAGGTCATTTCGCTCCCAAAAATAACGGCAATGCCGAAAGAGATATTTGCAGATGATAAAGTTAGTTCAACGACAATTTACGGCCGCGACTATACCCGAAAAATTCGTGCACGCATTTGATCCCGAGCGTCACAGAATTAGTGAATTAAAGTCGGAGGGGATGGTCACGCTTTACACTATCGAGCGGCCGTTTATATCAAATGCAATGCCCGGCAAAATCGATTCAGGCGTGCCATACGTGTCATCAGTGCCGTGCGGAATCTACCTTCTACACATGCGTGATAGCCCTAAACACGGCCAGCGATGGCACTATTTCAACCCGCAGCTTGGCGTTTATTTAGATCTCGAAGACTGCCCCGATATCGATGAATCAACGGGGCGCCCGATTAGGTCGCGTTTTTCGACAATGTTTCATTCGGCTAATCACGTTGCTCAGGTCCAAGGCTGTACTGGCGCGGGAAAGCGATTGGCTAATTTTGGATCAGCAAAAGGCCTCGGCGTTGGCAGTTCTCGCGATGCAACCGCGATTTTAGAGGACCATTTAGACGGTGATACAATCGCACAATTAACGGTGATCTAATGAAATTACGCGATATATTAAAAAAAGCGGCCGGTTTTAGTGATTCGCCCTTTGGCGAGGTTATCAAGCAGCTAGTTCCTGGTGCCGGCATAGCCGGAAAGCTAATAGAATCGATATCTGATAGCGTTGGCGTCGATGTAATAGATATGCCGGTAGCAAGCGTTTCCGAGAAGATTAAGCGTCTGCCGGCCGATAATCAGGCAGAGTTGCTGGATCGCGAAATAGATCTAAAAATCGTCGAGTCAAACAATTACGCAGAATTATCAGCTACTCAGGAAATGAACAACGCCAGCACGCGCCCGCAAATCGCAATGAAAATGGCTAATTTATTTGTCGAATTCGCAAAGTCTTCATTTCATTTGGCGGCTTTAGCAATTGTGGTCGATTTTTGGCTTGTCATGACTGATCACGCCGCATTTGCGTTGGCGCTTACCATGGATGGGTTGCCATGGCTCGCCGGCGCATACGCAGTGCCAGCAATGGAAGTCATACGCCAGTATTTTGCGCGCCGTAGTGATGACAAACGAACCGCAGCGGCCGCATCAGGCGCAACGATGCCGCCTGCAGTAGGCTTTATGGATTCGATGACGTCATTAGTTAGGGGCAAAAAGTGAATCTTTGCATTGAATATGTCGACCTGATCGAATTAATCTCATACGCCAACAATTCGCGAACGCACTCTGATGCGCAAATCAATGAAATCGCGAAAAGTATGCAGGAGTTCGGGTTCACCAACCCGATATTAATTGATCCTGATAGAGGCATCATTGCCGGGCATGGCCGATTGTTGGCGGCAATACAGCTAGGCTTTGTGAGGGCGCCAACGATTACCCTGGCGAATTTAACGGAGCTAGACCCCAAATACTGCGATGTAATTATAAAGCGGTGGCAGGATTATACCGGACAGCAAGCCATCAACGAAAATGGCGAGCATTTTGATGCTGTTAGCGTCGCTTAATGGCTGCCAAGCGCCTATCAAAGTCTAAGCTATCCGCAAAGACAACCGCAAAAGAGAAGACAAAACCCGCATTAAAATCAGGCACGGTGATCAGCGCGAAGGCCAAACCCGAACCCAAACTCAAACCCAAGCCCAAGCCCAATCCCAAGCCAAAAGCCAAAAAAACAGGAAAGCCAAATACTCGAGCAGCAAATCGGCCATTGATTCCTATCGATTGGGATAAGGTCGATTCAATGTGCGCAATACACTGCACGGGCGAGGAACAGGCAGGCATCTTGGGTATTGACTACGACACCCTTCAACGGGCCTGTAAGCGGGAAAAAAAATGTACTTTTGCGGAGTATTTCGGACAAAAGGCCGCGAGTGGGAAAATGTCGCTTAGACGCAAGCAATATTCGATCGCGGTTGGTGGTAATCCGACAATGCTAATCTGGCTAGGCAAGCAATGGTTAGGACAGGCTGAAAAAGCTGATCCGCCTGAAGCTGAAGCGTTGCCTATGACTGTTACATTCAAGGTGAAGCCGGCCGTCGCTAATATCCCGGTGACTAATGCTAAGCCTTAGCGCGCCCCAAGGTATTTTCTTAAACGGCCTGAATACTAAATTTAGGGCGTTTGTCGGCGGGTTTGGTAGTGGGAAAACCTTTGTTGGTTGCCTCGACTTGCTGACATTTGCCGCACGGCACCCTAAAACCGTGCAAGGTTATTTTGGGCCATCATATCCCGCTATCCGTGATATTTTTTACCCGACTTTTGAAGAAGCATCGGAAATGATGGGTTTCACTGTAGATATCAAGGTGTCCAATAAGGAGATCGACATTTATCGCGGCCGGGTTTATTACGGTACGGTTATTTGTCGATCTATGGATAAGCCCCAAACAATTATTGGTTTTAAAGTCGCTAGGGCGCTTGTTGATGAAATAGACACGCTGCCAAAAGATAAAGCGAAAAACGCATGGATTAAAATCATAGCTAGATTGCGTCTTAAGATCGACGGCGTTGTAAACTCAATCGGCGTGACAACAACGCCCGAAGGCTTCATGTTTGTTTATGAGCAGTTCGCGAAAGATCCTTTGGCGTCGTATTCAATGGTTCAAGCCTCTAGTTACGAGAATGAGGATTATTTGCCGCCAGATTACATCGATTCACTCATTGAGACATATCCTAATGAATTGGTGCTTGCTTATGTTGGCGGTAAGTTCGTTAATTTAAAGGCCGGCACGGTTTTTAACCGATACGATCGCATCAAGCATCGATCTTCGGAAACCATTAGGCCGATCACGCCGGAGCAGCCTGGCGAATTGTTGCGCATTGGAATGGATTTCAATGTTACAAAAATGAGTGCGGTGATTTATGTCATCAGAAGCGGGAATTGGCATGCAGTCGATGAGCTAAAAGGGATATATGACACGCCGGCAATGATCGCGACTATTAAAAATCGGTATCCAAGCCATTCAATACGGGTATATCCAGACGCATCAGGTAATAGCCGAAAAACAAACGACGCGTCGACCTCGGATATTGCATTGTTAGAGGCGGCTCGCTTTGCCGTATATGCAAACGCGTCTAACCCCTACGTCAAAGATAGGGTAATAGCAACAAATTCAGCCTTTGATCATGGTAAATTGTTTATCAATGACGCAAAATGCCCGGAATATGCGAGCAATATGGAGCAATTGTCGTATGATAAAAATGGTGAGCCTGATAAGAAAAGTAACATCGATCACCTGCCCGACGCCGGAACCTATCCTATAGCCTTCGAAATGCCAGTAATAAAGCCAGTGGCAAATCTACGTGTAACCCTTGCGAGATAAACAATGACTGTAAGCGCGCAACATAAATCACACACAAAATACTCGACAATCTGGCAGACAATGCGCGATTGTGATGATGGGTCGGCAGCTATAAAGCAACGATCGGGAGGAATGCCGTCAGCTCTAAAAGCCGTCCAGGGAACAGCCTACCTGCCAATCCCTAACCCTGATGATGGTACGAATGAAAACAGGCTGCGTTATCTTTCATATTTAGACCGTGCAGTGTTCGTAAATTTTACCAGCATCACAAAAGAAGCGATGCTCGGGATGGTTTTCAGGCTGGAAACGCAAATTACATTAGATGCAAAAATTGAGTATCTCCGAGCCAATGTAAATGGCACGGGGCTTACGGCCGATCAGCTTGTAAAAAGCGTTTCCGCCGATACTTTGTTGATGGGCAGGTTCGGTTTGCTCGTCGACTATCCCGTAACAGATGCCGGGCTGACTGCGAGCCAAACGCGGGGCAAAGAAGCAAAAATATTAGCCTACTCAACCGAATCTATCATAAATTGGCGTATCGGGATTTCGGGAGGTTACCGGCGCTTGATTTTGGTGGTTTTACGAGAGGAAATCGAGGCTATCGAAGATGACGGATTTAAAACGATAGATACCGTTCAATACCGGGTCTTAAAACTAACTGACGGTGTATACACGCAAAGTATTTATAATAAAGACGGCCAAATCATGGGGGATGGTGAGTTCAGTCTGCGTAAATCAGATAGCTCGTTGTGGGATGAAATTCCATTCACTTTTGTAGGTGCCATTAATAACGAGCCTGATGTTGACAAACCTCCATTGTATGACATCGCTGAAATCAACATTGCGCATTATAGAAATTCTGCCGACTATGAATTTTCATCGTTTATGGTCGGTCAGCCAACGCCGGTGTTTGCAGGGTTGACGCAATCCTGGGTTGATCAAAACATGAAAGGCGGGGTTGGCTTAGGGTCAAGTACCGCAGTGATCCTACCTGAGAACGGTAGTGCAGAACTGTTACAAGCAGAGCCAAATTCTATGCCGCTAAAAGGGATGGAATTCAAAGAAATGCAGCTAGTAAAAATTGGTGCGCGAATAATTCAAGATTCGACGGGTGTCGAAACCGCGGAGGCGGCGAGGATCAGATTTGCGGGTCAAAACTCAAAATTAGGGTCTATCATTGGCAATGTCGAAGACGCTTTTATTAAGTGTTTTGGATGGGCTGGCGAGTTTATGGGCGCTAATGCTGATCCTGATATGACTATCAACAAACAACTTTATTCGGCATCAATAGATCCTCAATTACTGATGGCTAGTATTCAAATGATGGATCGCGCAGTGATAGCGAAAAGCGATTTACAAGGTATATTGCGTCGGTCAGGAATGATACAGGAGGGTCGAACGGATGAGGATATAAACGCTGAAGCTGAAAGCGCTGATCCAATGGGCGTGATTTGAGTAGTAACGAATACCTAATCGATGCGACAACCCGACGACAAGTTTTTATGCAGCGTCATTCGTTGCATGAAGGCAATCTGGCAATAGAAAGCCTGACCAGCTATCGCCGGGACATCATAGCCACGTTGATGGAAACGCCTGGCGATACAATTGGATCTAACGCGCCCGAGGTTTTACAGACCATAGGCGGGTTAACGGGTCTTGCGCTCATGAGAAACGCATTGCAATTAGATGCGTTAGCGGCGGCGAGTTCGGAGGCGTCATACACGGTAAAATTGCTTTCTAGCGCATCGACAGTGCCTTTTTTGCCCGCAACACAATCAGCAATAGCAGTCGGGCTATCTGCGGCTATGCCGGTTGCGGCGGGCAGTGTGCCAGATGTTCTCGCGGCATTTGAGGCGGCAAAGAAAGCGCAAATAATCCAGGTGATAAAAGACGGGATAACCATAGGCGAATCGACGCCGCGTATTGCGCGGCAAGTTTCAACCATTATGGATACCCTGATAACACGGCAAACTAGAGCGGTGGTCAATACAATTATTTCGCATGCGAGCAGCGTCGGCCGGCTCGCGACATATAACGCCAATAGAAACCTGCTAGACCAATATCGATGGGTCGCCACACTAGACGGCCTTACTAGCCTCATTTGCATGAGTCGCGACGGCGTTTTGTATGATATTGGCGTTGGCCCAATGCCTCCGGCGCATTTCAATTGCCGATCAACGACGGTTCCGGTTATCAGGCCAGAAAATGATCTAGGCATAGATCTGAAAGGAAAGAGGCCATCGATTGGATCAGATGGCGCGCAGCAGGTAGGTAGTCGCACGACATACGGCGGCTGGCTACGCCGCCAAAGCAAAAGTTTTGTCGATGAGGCGCTAGGCGTCGAGCGGTCGCGACTTTTTCGCACTCAAAATATGGAGATTGATAAATTTGTTGACCCAACGGGCAAGGCCTATACACTAAAACAACTGGAAAGCATGGATAACCTAACCTTTTCAGATAACTAAACGCGTGCAGTGCGCGCCAAATGGTCAGTGACCAAGGTATAAAAAATGACATTAGAAGAACTTCAAGCAGAAAATACACGACTGACGGCCGCTAATGCCGAGCAATTAACGACAATGACCGGCCTTCAAGAGCAGACAACCGCGATGCGCGCTCAGATGGACACTTTGCTTGGTGAAACGAAAGCAGCAAAAATTGCAAAGGCCGCGGCTGATGCTGCAGCGGCTAAAGCAAGTGAAGACACTGCGCGAGAAAAGGGTGATTTCGAGTCATTGCACAAATCAGCGCAGGAGCGTTTCGACGCGCTCAACAGCGAACATACAACCCTGCAGGCGTCGATTGGCAAAGAAAAGGTCAGCGCCGCGGCGCTTAAACTCGCATCGGCTATGGCTGACGGTGACAACGCTGAGCTTTTGTCAACCTTTATCGCTCAACGGTTGACATACAAAGACGATGCGGTGAAAATAACTGATATTGACGGCGCACTGACTGTTTCAACCATTGAAAACTTACAAGCAGAGTTTGAAGGCGACAAAAGGTACGCATCATTGCTGAGAGGCAATGGGTCGACCGGGGGTGGTGCTCCCGGTAGTACAGGAGGCGGCGGTGCTGCAAAAATTATGGATAGAGCAGAATTCGAAAACTTATCCGCCGTCGATCAGAAAATTCACATGAAGGCAGGCGGCACCCTAAAAGACTAGGAGCCCCAAAATGGCTGAAAATACAATCACCGCGCTTGTGCCTGATATCTATGAGGCACTTGACGTTGTTTCCCGCGAGTTAACGGGGCTAATCCCGTCTGTCACCATGAATACCAGTGCAGCGCGTGCCGGCCTTGGTCAAGACATCACAATTGACGTCGAGCCAGCCGGTAACGGCGTCGATGTAGTGCCCGCAATGAACGTACCCGAGCCTGCTGGTCAAGTCTCGGGCGCCAAAATCATCACGATTGATAAATCCCGTGCTTATCCTTTCGGGTTTATTGGTGAAGACCAGTTAAAGCTCGCGACTGGTCCGGGCTACTTGAACACCCGCGCAAATAAAATCGCGCAGGCTATCAGAGGCTTGGTTAATGAGGTTGAGACTGATCTCGCCGCATTGCAGCGCAAGTTTTCGCGGGCATACGGCTCGCCGGGTACTACACCATTTGCAACCGCAAATGACTACACAGACGCCTCAAAAACCCTACAGGTTTTAAAAGACAACGGGGCGCCGACTGGCGATATGAAAATTGTTATGAACACTGATGCTGGCGCTATTTTTCTTGGCAAGCAAAGTGCGGCTGATGCGGCAGGCACTGATAGCATTTTACGTCAGGGCGTATTTCGGGAGATTGGCGGCGCGATGCTTCGAGAGAGTGCGCAAATACAAACGCAAACGGCCGGGAGTGGCGCTAATTACACCTCGACTACGGCAGGGTTTGCGGTTGGCACGACTTCGATTCCGATTATTACCGGGACCGGCGTTGTTGCCGCGGGTGAGTTAGTCACGTTTTCGGGTGATGGCAATAAATACATGGTTGCTTCAGGCGTCACCGGCCCAGGTACGATTACTTTAGCCGCTCCAGGTCTTCGGCAAGCGCTCGCCGCTTCAGCGGTCGCAATGACAGTTGTCGCAACATCAGCGCGAAATATGGTGTTCAGTCAGTCTGCAGTGACCCTTGTAACACGCGCGCCAGCTAGACCAACTGAGGGTGATAATGCGTCTGATGTGATCATCATCACTGATACAATGAGCGGGCTTGCATTAGAGTTTAGCCTTTACCGTGGTTATCGAAAGGTGCGTTATGAAGTGGCCCTAGCCTGGGGCTGTGATGTGACCAAAACCGAGCACACGTCTATTTTGCTTGGCTAGTCCCTTTTAGTGTCTTACCGCAAAGCCTTCTCCCGAGGGCTTTGCTTTGATGGCATTATGAGCAAAGGGTCTGATCATGAATTTAAAAACAATCATTGTTAACCGCAAGGGCCATCCAACGCCGATAACGATCAACGAAGATGATCGATTGCCAGGCGACAAGATACCCGGTGAAAAAACCGAAACAAAAAAGCAACGCCTAGAACGCGAAAAACTTGAATCTGAATCATTAGATAATGATGCTGATTTGGGCATCACTGATCAGAACGATGAAGACGCTAGAGACCTCTAATGACTATCATTATCGAGGATGGATCAGTAGTGGCCGGTTCCAATAGTTACGCGAGCGCGTCACAATTATCAGATTACGCCGTCGCACGAAACGTCACTGTGACGGGCACCGACACGGTTTTATTGATTCGCGCCATGGATTATATTGAGTCACTGAAATTTATTGGTGACAAAAGCACGGCCGAGCAGCCATTACAGTGGCCGCGTTTGACCGTCTACATTGATGGCTATTACGTTAGGTCTGATTCTATCCCGTCATTGCTGATTCAGGCACAAATCGAGGTTGCACTAGGCATTGATGCCGGATCTGATCCATTATCCAACATCGCCCGCGAAAAACGACGAGAAAAAATTGGGCCTATCGATATTGAATATGCGCCATCGGCGCGCGCGCTTACCTACCTCAGTGCTGCCGCAGCTAAATTAGAAAAACTAATAGTGCATAATGTTGGTGTTTTTCGTGTTTGACTATGGCGACACAGTAAATATTGCGGCTAATGCACTTGCTGAATATGGAGGGGCAATCGTCATAACTCGCGAGATTGATCGTGTGTTCGATGCAGCAGCGGGTTCTATGTTGGGAGGGAGCACGCTTACAATAAACGGCAAGGGTCTGATGACGCAATTTATAGCCCGCGAAATCGACGGCACCAACATCAAACTTGGCGATGTAAAAATCATGTTTCAAGCGGGCGTTGGTGCCCCGTTAATTGGCGATAAATTGCTTTTCGCTGGCGTCACTTATCGAGTTATGCGGCCAAATCCATTTAGCCCGGCAGGAGTAGATTTATTTTATGACATTCAGTGTCGACGTTAAAAAATTTGCTGACCAAGCAAAAGTATCAATAGCCGAGGCGAAGCAATATGCGGCCTTAAAAATATTTTCGGCAGTTGTCTATGCAACCCCGGTTGGTAATCCATCGATATGGCTATATAAGCACCCGACGCGCGGATACATCGATTATTTGTCATACAGAGATCCGCCAGCGGGTTATGTTGGCGGCAGGTTGCGCGGCAATTGGCAGGCCAGCATCGGTAGACCGATTACTACGCAGATTGAGCGTATTGATAAAGTCGGTGACGCTGTTAATGAGGCGATCAGTAAAATAGTAAACGTATCCTTTGGCGATGAAACAATCTGGCTCACAAATAATTTACCGTATGCCATGCGGGTTGAGGAAGGTTGGTCTACGCAGGCGCCAACCGGCATGGTAAGGGTATCGATCTTAGGATGGGAGGACGCTGTTAGGGAGGCGGCGGCGCGATGAGTGCGGCATTTTTAAATATCGGCGGTGCTCTTGATGCAAGGCTGGCAAACATGGCGAATCTGCCATCGGTCGCATGGCAGAATTTAGGCTTTGATCCTGATTTAAACGCTCTTTATTTACGACCTACTCATTTACCAGCGCCAACCGTGCAGGCAGCTCTTGGTACAAGCGGACTCGACCGATACCAAGGAGTTTATCAGATAGACGTTTTTGCACTGTCAGGCACGGGGCGCGGATCATCGGAAGTTCAAGCGGACCTGATAGCGGATCATTTCAAGCGAGGGACGGATTTAAGTTATAGCGGGATTATAGTAAGAACCGGCGACGTATCACGCGGCGCCGGCAGATCAGAAGAAAATCGTTTTGTGATATCAATTTTCATTAATTACTTGGCGTATGTCGCCCCGAGGTAAGCATGACAGTAGGAACAGGATCAAGACACGATATGGCTTACATTGCCGAGGCAGCTTTCGGCGTCACACCGGCGACGCCAGAATTTAAACCGGTTCGACACACTGGAACGACGCTCGGATTGTCTAAGGACGCCGTGGAGTCGGAGGAATTGCGACAGGATCGCCAGGTCGCTAGTTTTAGGCACGGCACCAAGTCAGTTGCAGGCGATATTAATTTCGAACTTTCATACGGATCATTCGATGATTTCATACAGGCGGTTCTGTGCGGAACCTGGGCAAGTGATATTGTTCTAGCGGGTGTCACTAGGCGATCTTTCACCATCCAGCGACTACACACGGATATTACGCAATATCTAAGATCGACTGGCTGCAGTGTTAACACCATGAGCCTTGCGATTGCGCCTAATTCAATGGTCACTGGCACTTTCGGTATAGTGGGTCAGGATTCAACAATATCAGGATCAGCATTAGCATCAACGACGTATGCTGCTGAAACAACTACCGAGCCGTTCGACTCATTTACCGGCGCAATAACTGAGGGTGGTGCAGGTATCGCCTCTATTACTTCGATGGAACTAAACATTGATAACGGCATGGAGGCGCTTTTTGCGGTTGGTTCAGCAAATACAAAAGTTCCATCAATTGGCAAATCAACGGTTACAGGGTCAATAACGGCGTATTTTGAAGACGCTAGTTTGGTTTCAAAGTTCATCAATGAGACAGCATCATCGATTGTTGTAACCCTGACGGACGTTGATGGCAATGATTATATAATCACTCTGCCGCGTGTAAAATACAATTCTGGATTGCCGGAAGTGGCCGGACCTGGCGCGGTGTCGGTGACATTGGAATTCATAGCTCTTTTTCATGTTGCTACCGGCAGCCAAATCAAAATCGAGAGAGCGGAGGCCTAATGGACCTTTTAGACATTGAGACAACGGCAGATCACGAGGCGGGCGCTGAATGCAGGATTAGGAGCCCCAAAACGGGGAAGCCGACTGATTTTTATATTACCGTACTTGGGCCTGATTCTAAAAAATACCGGGAGGCGCAGGGACAACTATACCGCGCAATCATGGACAAAAAAGAATCAGGATCTACTGATTTTCTAGCTGCAATAACAACGGATTGGCGCGGGCTAACGGATAATAAAAAACCAGTTGCATTTAGCAAAAAAGCCGTAAAAAGCATTTACATGAACGCTCCCTATATCGCGAATCAGGTCGATTCTTTTATTGGTGACCGAGTAAATTTTATCAAGGGCTGATCAGCGAGATAAAGGTTTTTGCTCGGTGGCAGTTTTGGTCAATCGGGTATGATACCGGATCAAAGGTGAGTCGTATTAATGGGCTCTTACAGGTTGCAAAAACGTTAGGCCGTGAGCCAAGGCAGTTGGCTGATCGTCCGCGGCTTCGTAATGAGTTGATGCCATTTTGGAAACTTTTTGTTGATTTGAAAAATGCCTCTGACGGTCGCATTGGCTACGTCCAAATCAATGCTTATGGCGAAATATATGGGAAATTAACGGTTTTTGAGGTGGACATAATACGGTCTCTCGATGATTTACAGGCGGCAATGAATGACTGAAATCGCATCATTAGAATTAAAGGTTGAATCTGACGGCGTAGTGACTGGAACCGAGAGGCTCGACCGTTTGACCGATACCAGTAAAGTTGCGGAAACTCAGGCGCGCAACTTAGGGAAATCGGTTGCTTTTGCGGAAACTGAAGCCTACAAAATGGCTAAGGCGATGCTAAGAGCAGATGCGCAAACAAAATCGCTGACCAAAACTGCCGAGCGTGCAAACAGCAAGACCCGCAATATGGGCAAGTCAATTGCGTTTGCCGAGACTCAGGCGCGCAACTTAGGGAAATCGGTTGCTTTTGCGGAAACTGAAGCCTACAAAATGGCTAAGGCGATGCTAAGAGCAGATGCGCAAACAAAATCGCTGACCAAAACTGCCGAGCGTGCAAACAGCAAGACCCGCAATATGGGCAAGTCAATTGCGTTTGCCGAGACTGAAGCCTATAGAATGGCGAAAGGCATGAGCAAGGCCGAAACTGATGCTCGAGCATTGGCTAAAGCGATCGATTTTGCCGAGACTGAAGCGCATCAGATGGCGAAGGCGATGGACCTGGCGAGCAGGCGAGCAAAGCAAACATCTAAAGCCTTCACGCAAACCGCCAAACAATCCAATGTGGTAAAAGGTAATTTTGGCGCCATGGAAGGTGCTACTCAGCAATTATCATATCAGTTGCAGGACGTTGCGGTACAAAGCCAGATGGGGACCAGTGCGTTTATAATCTTAGGCCAGCAGGGACCTCAGATAGCGTCTATTTTTGGTCCGGGTGGTGCCGTTTTTGGTGCGATAATCGCGTTTGGTTCAATGATCGCGGGTTTCTTATACAACAGTTTGGGCAGCGCCGAGGAAGGAACCGAGGCGCTAGAACTAGCGTTATCTCGCTTAGACGATCAGCTAATAATCACCGAGAAAGGAACGATCGAGCTATCAAAGCGGATACTAGAGCTTGCGAAAGTATCTGTTAGCGCTGCATCTGCAGAGTTAATAGCATTGGCAGCCGACACTGATTTCGCGTTTAAGAAAGCAGCTGATTCAGTTGATGAGATGGCGTCTGGAATCGCTAATCTTGGCATTCTTGGATTTTTACGAAATGGAGTTGAACAATTAAATAAAGGGCTTGTTGAGCTAAAAAATAGCGGAACAACTGTTGAAGATCTGGTGGGGAATTTCGGTTCATTTACTAAAATGGATTATAGCCTAAGACGGCTTCGCAAATCTGTAATTGATGTCAGTGATGAGTTTGGGTTAACCGAAGATCAGGCGCTTAGGTTTTTGACTGCTGCTGGGGGTCTAAAATCTGAGGAAATTAAGACTTATCAGAATTTCCGTGACGTAGTTGATGCCCTCGGAATTGAAACTCAATTCGCTGATCGTGATTTATTAAATTTTCGCAACACATTAGTATCTAGCGTTGACGCTGCTTTACTCGCCAAAGATCAAGTGGATAGCCTTAAGAAGGCACTTGATAGTCTTTCAACTGTCGGCGCTGCAGGATTGGTCCCGATGCTTGAGGGAGCTTCGGAAGCGGCAGAAAAGTTAGAAAGAGAGCGAGTTCAAAGAATTCAGGGCGCATCTGATGCGGAAGCGGCTTACACAGCAAATCTGCTAGAGAATGATCAAAAGGAGTTAGCAAGCACAATTGCCTCCGATCAGCGAAAAAAAATCAGTTCTGATAAATCGATAGCCGCACGCGTTAACTCAGCCGAAAACTATTTAGACAATGTTAAAATGCTCGGGCTAGACGAAGAACAAATGTTTGTTGCCAGGCAGAAAAGAATCAGTGATCGATTACAACAACTCGCGGGCGATAGGCTAATTAGCGAGGCGGATTATTTAGAGGGCAAAGCGTCGTTGCAACGCGAGTCTGATGAACGTGCGATTGATCAGCAACACGGGTACATGAATCGTTGGACAGAGATCACGCTTGAAAGAATGAATAGCGTTGATCTTATGGGCGCAACGATGGCAATGAATCTAACCACCAATATGGGCGCTGCTTTTGAATCGTTGCTTACCGGAACCGCATCAGTTGAGGATTCTTTCAAATCGTTTGCTAAAGGTATGGCTTCTTCACTTGTATCAGCATTGGCAGACATGGCCGCTCAATGGATTGCTTACCAGATTGTTCAGCGCATGGCGACGAAAGCTAGTCAAGCAGGCGCAGCGACAGCGTTAGGGTTGAATGCCTCCGCCATGTCAGTTATGGCGGGCTTAAGTGCGTTCGCATCGACTGCGGCTATACCAATCGTTGGCCCGGTAGCGGCGCCCGCAGCAGCCGCAGCAGCAGTTGCTGTAACCGCACCAATGGCCGCATCTATTGCGGCGCTGTCAGGTTCGGCCGTTGCAGCACGTGCGCTAGGCGGTCAGGTGCGCGGCGGCCAATCCTACTTGGTAGGCGAGCGAGGTCCAGAATTGTTGCATATGGGTACGTCTGGACGGGTAACGCCTAATCAAAATCTGGCCGCATCTATTGCGGCGCTGTCAGGTTCGGCCGTTGCAGCACGTGCGCTAGGCGGTCAGGTGCGCGGCGGCCAATCCTATTTGGTAGGCGAGCGAGGTCCAGAATTGTTGCATATGGGTACGTC